TTTGGCCTAATGGTGCTGACCAGATTACTGGTTTAGCGGCTCACAATGGTTTCTTGTTTATCTTTGGAAAGCGTCAGATATTGGTTTATGCTGGCGCTACTGCTCCATCAACTATGACACTGAGTGATACTGTTGAAGGTATTGGTTGCATTGCACGAGACAGCATTCAAACAACTAGCACTGATGTGCTTTTCTTGTCCAATTCTGGTGTTCGTTCTTTGATGAGAACGATTCAAGAGAAGTCTGCTCCTGAGAGAGACTTGTCTAAGAATATTCGCAATGATTTAATGTCTGTTGTTGCTGGTGAGACATTGGCAAACATTAAGTCTGTCTATTCTGAGCGTGAAGCATTTTATTTGTTGACTACACCATCCATAGGTGCTGTTTTTTGTTTTGATACAAAGGCTTATTTGCCTGATGGTGCGGCTAGAGCAACAACTTGGGATTCAATCACTCCAACAGCATTTTTATCTAGGCGAAATGGTACTTTGTACATTGGCAAGAATGGTTATGTTGGTTTGTATAACACCTATCAAGATTATCAATCTGCATATCGTATGTTGTATTACACAAACCATGCAGACCTTGGTAATCAGAACCAAACTTCTATTTTGAAGAAGTTGTCTATTGTTGTTATTGGCGGTACAAACCAGACTGTTACCTTTAAGTGGGGATTTGACTTCAAGACAAATTATTTGTCTGCTGATGATTTAATTCCAACTCAAGGCGAGTCATATTATGGGATTGCTGAGTATGGGGCTAATGCCACTGTAATTGCACAATACTCTGATGGTGTTGCATTGCAAACTTTAACTGTTTCTGCATCGGGAAGTGGTAAAGTTGTTCAAACAGGATATGAGACAGACATTAATGGTTCTGCCTTGTCTATTCAAAAGATTGAAATTCAAGCCAAAAATGGCAAACTGAGTTAAAGGGGTAACCATGTCAAACTATACAAAATCAACTAACTTTGCCACTAAAGATTCTTTATCTTCTGGTAATCCTTTAAAGATTGTCAAGGGTACTGAGATTGATACTGAGTTCAATAATATTCAAACTGCTATTGCTACTAAAGCTGATCTAGCAAGTCCTACTTTTACAGGAACAGCAGTCATCCCAACAGCAACAATTACAACAGCAGGAATTACAACGGCAACAATAGGCACTGCAACTATTTCAGCGGGTACTATTACAGGCATTACGGATTTAGCTGTTGCTGATGGTGGCACTGGTGCTTCTACTGCCGCTAATGCAAGAACTAACCTTGGATTAGTTATTGGAACTAATGTGCAAGCATGGGATGCTGATTTAGATACCTATGCGGGTAAGACCCCTCCTAGTGGTGATGTTGTTGGTACAACTGATACACAAACTCTTACAAACAAAACATTAACAAGTCCTACATTAACAACACCTACAATTAATTCTGCACAGTTTGCAACTGTATCTGGAACAGCGCCTATTTATGGGTGTCGTGCATGGGTAAGTTTTGATGGTACTGGTACTGTATCTACCAATCAAACTATTCGTGGTTCTGGTAATGTAGCTTCAGTATATAAAAATGCAACAGGTGATTACACAATCACATTTACAACTGCAATGCCAGATGCAAATTATGCGATTACTGGAATGGCTGGTGATGGAGCATCTGGTTCTGGAACATCACAATATACAGTTTGCATTTCTGATGCCGCCGCACCAACTAGTTCAACATTGCGTATTATTGTTACCATTTCAAATGGTTCAAAAGCAAGTATTAATTACATTACTGTAGCATTTTTCCGCTAATATGAATTATTCTAATATTACACACCACTTTTCTGATGGACTGTATGCCAAGGAAGCTAGGTTTCCTGCGGGTACTGCCATCTTGAAGCATACGCATACCTTTAGTCATTTGTCTATCTTGGCTGAAGGTAAGGTTGCTGTGTTGCGTGGTAATGAGATTGACATTGTTTCTGCTCCTGCTTGCATTGAGATTGAGGCTGGTGTGACTCATGGGGTTAAGGCGATTACTGATTGTGTTTGGTTTTGTATTCATGCCACAGACGAGAAAGACCCGTCTAAAGTGGATGAGATTTTGATTAAAGGGGATTGATATGCCTATTCAAGCGGTATTTAATTATTTAGGGGCGCAAGAACAAGCTGGCGCTACAGAGGCGGCGGCTAACACTTCTGCGGCGGCTCAACGTGAAGCGGCTAGGTTAGCGGCTGAAGCGGCTAGATTTCGCCCTGTTGGAATCACTACAAGGTTTGGTGCTTCTAACTTTCAAATGTCTCCTGAAGGATACTTAACAGGTGCTGGTTACAACGTCAGTCCTGAGTTAAAAGCCTATCAAGATCGTTTGATGGCATTAACTGGTGGTGCTTTAAGTCAAGCAGAACAGGCTGGACAACAGTATGCACCATTGCAGACTGCGGCTACAGGTTTGTTTGGATTGGGTCAGCAGTATCTTGCACAGACTCCTGAACAAGTTGCGGCTCAATACATGGCTAAACAACAGGATTTGCTTGCACCTATTCGTGAGCGTCAAATGGCTCAGTTGCAGAACCAGTTATTCCAACAAGGTCGTGGTGGATTGTCTGTAGGCGCTACAGGTACACGCCCAAGTGGTGCGGCTGGATTGGGTGCGACTACACCTGAGTTAGAAGCCTACTACAACGCTATTGCTCAACAGGATGCAACATTAGCGGCACAAGCACAGCAAGCTGGTCAAAAGGATATTGCGTTTGGTACTGGATTGTTTGAAACTGGTTCTAATTTGTTGAATCAATACCAAACTGGTCAAACTGGCGCATTGAGTCCATTTACAACCTATTTAAGCACTAGTGAATCACTTGAAAAGTTGGGTCAATCTCCTTTGACATTGGGTGCTGGTTTGGGTGGTCAAGCGGCGGCTTATGGTGGTAATGTTGGTCAATCATTGTTAACTGGTGGTATGAGTGCCGCTAAGACTCAACAAGCTGGACAAGGATATAGTCCTTTAGCTGGTTTGTTACAGGGACTTGGTAGCAACCCAAGACTGCAAACTGGATTTGAAAACTTATTTGGAGGTGGTCAAACTCAAAGTGGAATGACAGGAGCACAAAATGATATGTTGGCGGCTCAAGGTCAATACTATAGACAGCCATCTACTTTTTCCTATGATGGACAACAAATTTAAGGAGTAATCATGGCGACCTCAGAAATTCTTGGTTTATTTACTACTCCTGAACAGTACCAACTTGCTCAACAGCAAGCACAACAGGCTCAAGCTATTCAGTATGCAAATCTTGACCCAATGGCTCGTGCTAATTATGGGACTTTCCTTGCTGGTCAAAAGCTAGGTGGTGCTATTGGCGGTGCTTTAGGTGGTCAAGACCCACAGTTGAAGATAATTTCAATGCGTCAACAGTTGGCTAGTCAGTTAAATCCAAATGACCCTGAGTCATATATGAAGATTGCTGAAATAGCGGCTCAATCTGGTGACCAACAGTTTGCTATTGCCGTTGCTGACGCTGGTAGAAAAGCCATGAGTGAATATGCTCTTATTCAGCAAAGAACTAGAGAGCGACAAGGTGCAGACCCATTCCAACAGATTATTCGTTCTGGTAAATATACTCCTGCGAGTTTGTCTGCATATCAAAAATCTGGAAATGTTGCAGATTTGGTGTTGCTTGAAAAAGAAGGGGCAAACAAACCTTTTGAATTTGAAGCGAAAGAAGCAAGATTGCAAGAATTAAAATCTGGTTTGCGTGTTATGGAAAATCAACCAGTTCAAAACAAAGAGGCAATACAAAGACTTAAAGATAGTATCCAAGCTATTGAGGGAGTTGAAAAGAAAGAAAAAACTAACATTATTGATGTTGGAGTAGCGGCAAAAACACGAGAAGTTGTGTATTTTGACAAAGATACAAACGAACAATTTGTCATGAAGCCAAATCCCACAAATCCAAATCAGTTAATTCGCTCTCCATATAGCGGTGGTATTGATAAAACAACTGCATCAGTAACGGCAACAGCTTCTTCAAAACAAGCCGCTGGCATCAATCAAAACAAACTAGATTTGGCAAAATCTGTTGAAGAAAGTGCTTTTTCTGCATCTGACAGAATTTCACTTGCTCAAAGCCTTAGAGAACTTTCGCCTAAAGCCTTTACTGGATTTGCGGCAGATGCAAAACTAACTGCATCAAAAGTTGCATCGGCATTTGGAATACCAACTAAGGGTGGTACTGAGTCAGAGATTATTGACCAAATTTTGGGTCAAATGACTATTGGTTCAGCAGGACAACTTAAAGGTGCGTTGTCTGACAAAGATGTTTTATTCTTAAAGAAAACTATTGGTACAAGAGGCTTGTCTGTTAACACATTGCTATTTGTTGCAGACGAAATTGAACGTTTGGCGGCTCAAGATAGACACTTAAATAAGAGAATAAATCAAGTAACACAATCAGGTGGAAATTTAAATGAAGTTAACTTTGAAGAAGAAAAATCAAAATCTTCAAGTTTTGTAAAGAAACAAATGTCTGAGTATCGAAATATTTTGAAGAAGGTTGCCAACAACACAGCCACTTTAGAAGAAGCAACAAAAGCAAGACAAATCCGTGATGAATTGGGGTTGTAATAATGAACTTAGATGAATACATCAAAAATCTTGAACTTGCTGGTGGAAA